CTTATACATAAAGAAGTCTTATGGGATATGATAACTGATACATGTGGAAAAAGGCACAATGCACAATTAGACGTGGTTTACGGTTTAGTGAATTCAAATCATATTAGAATATAATTTAATGAAAAGTTTCTCAGTCTGTAGATACAATCTACAGACTTTGTTTTTTTGTACAATAGAAAGCGCGTTACATTGATGAAAACACATAAATAGATGGTAGATGTGACAGGTTGAGATATTGAGTTTGATCAATTTGCCACAAGATTCTTTCCAATGAAAGAAATCTAAATTTTGCATGTAGTAACTCTTTAGTAACAAGAAAGAGTGAAGAGAGTGCATCTATAGACTGATTACAAGTTTCCTTGAGTGATGATAATAACATATGTGTAGGTACTAGAAAATGTGCTGCCCATTTAAGAGCTCTCTCTTCATACGTTTCTATTCTTATTCTGTTTGAGTAACATAAATGCTTTTTGGGTGTACAATCTCCTATAGTAGTAAAATAATGACCAATTTCTTCTGCTAATACTGTTCTGAATAAGGACTCTGATTCTGATATTGAGTCACTTATAAGAATAAAATCATAATCGGGTTCACCGTGATAATACCCTAGGACTTGATTAGGTAAATTACATATTAACAGATCAATTTGACACTCTTCAATAAGTTTATAAAGTGTATTTGTTTCAACCATAATATTTCCTTTCGGCGAACTTATGTTCGGTAGTGGTTATATTATAGCATGGTTATTAGGAAATAAAATAGTGTTTTTCTAATTAATTGAAATGTGAAGAACAAAAAAAAACAACACCAGACATGTAAATGAATTACTTTTTCTGGTGTTGCTTCTTTTTTGTTCTTGTTTTTTTCGGAATCAAAAAATCTCATTTTAGAGTTTGTTTGCCTTTTTAGCTTTTAAGAAATCAACGTACTCGTCTATTTTTTGGATATCCTCATCACCCAATCCATAGAGATCAATAGCGTGGAAGGCTCTTGTTGCTTGTAAAGCATCAGACCTGTGATCTGAATAAGCTAGTAAATAGTCGATGGATACATCGAAAAAATCTGCTATCTTTTTCAAAATCTCTTGGTCAGGGAATCGCTTATTCGATTCATATAAAGACAAAGACGAATTCGCAATATCCAAGGCTTTACTAAGCTCTAGCTGAGAAAGCTTTTTTTCTTTTCTCAATCCCTTTAAACGTGTGCCAAAATTCATTTAGATCACCCTACTCCGACATATTTGCGATCTGCATAATCTTATTATATCAATATATACCTTAATTGCAACAATGATATTCACAATTTGAAAAAATAATAAGAAATAATTAATTGACTTTTTCAAAATGCAAATATATAATAAAATCATAATTTGCGAAGTGCAAACATAGAAAGATAGGGTTGCGTTATGCAAAACAAGGAATTAAAGACAGTTTGCATAATGTAAAATTATATCAAAATACTGTATGAATTTTGAATTGGAGGTATGAAGGTGAAGCGATTACATAATATGAAAACAGAAAATATGCTCGAAGAATATTATATAAAAGAGCGTATGTTAGATCGACTCAATTGGGAGTATGAAAAACTGAAAATACGAATAGATGAAATAAAATCAGATCTAAAGAACTGTAATTTTGAACTTGAAAACACCTTGAAAGCGATGCAGTACTCAGATGATATTAAAGGAACGAAGGGACATACAAGTCCAATCGAACAAAGTTTAATGAATGCGTTCGATAAACTTGAAAAAGAACTAACTGATAATATAGAAGATAAATATCATCTTAGAGAACGTATTCGTCAAATGAGTAGCTATTTGGATAACATGAATCAACTTTTGCAAGTTTTAAACCAAGATGATTTGGAAATTTTACGTTTAAAATATGGTCGTGCATTATCCTATCAGCTAATAGGTGATCAATTACTTGTTGATAAGAGCACGGCTAAAAGAAAACATGATTTAGCCATAAAACGTCTTTCGGAAGAGATCAGGCTATTGAATTAAAGCATCACATTAACATAAAAGCAGCACGGCAAAGTATCTATTGCCGTGTTGTTTTTTCTTTTATATGTATGCAACGATCATGCAACAAATGCGCAACGATCATGCAACAAACGTGCAACGAAATCGCAACAAAATTGCAACGATCACGCAACGAAAACCATAAAAAACGGTGATATGATGATATTGTCGAAAGATTCCGGAACAGACGAAACATGTTACGACAACACAAAAAACATCTGCGCAGATGAAAAACATAAGTCAATAAAACATAATTGAATACTCGAAAGGATATTGGTAAGCAAACTGGTCAAGTAAGATAGAAAGCGGTCACTGTTTACCTAATCCTTAAAGGAGGTACGGAGTGCTAAAGGGAAATGTACAAGCAATACAAACACTTGTTGATACAATCATCCCTGGCGTGCAATACTACATCGGCTATTTACCCGATGCCTTCACACTACCAGCTGTACATTTTGCAGTTGAAAGCTTAACTGAAGAACATCTGTCGAAATCCATATTTAATCGAGAAGCTGCTATGAAGGTAACCTATTATCCAACTAAGGATGGTGAAGGATTAATCGATGGCTTGGACCTACTTGATAAAATGGGGCAAATTTCAGAGCAGCTCTTATATGATGAATATTTAGTAGCGCCAGACGGAACAAATTCACAAGTATTAGAAACTTCAAGCTTTACGGAAACCGATCACGGTATTATTAAGATTAAGCTTGAAACACAAATTATAAAACCAGATGAAACTTACGAATATATGAACGAAGTTCAGATGAATTAAGGAGGAAACAAAGCATGGGATTACCTAATGTAAGTATTTTATTCAAATCAAAAGCGATTGCTGCAATTAAGAGTGGGTCTGTTGGAACATTAGCTTTAGTTCTAAAGGATTCAAGTGTAGCAGCGGTAACAGAATATATTATGACAGATATCACAGATATGCCGGCTACATTATCAGCAGCAAACCAAAATTTTATTACCCAAGCGTTTTTAGGAACACCAAGTACAATTAAAGCGGTGGTTATTCCAGATACAGACGCAGATTATACCAATGCACTTAACTACTTAGAGGCAATTAGCTTTAACGTAATGGCTATTCCAGCAATTGCATCAGGTGACGTAACAACAATTATGGTATGGGTTAAGTCGATGCGCGACACGAAGGACCGTAAGATTATTGCAGTTCTTCCTAACTGCGAAGCAGACCACGAAGGTATTGTAAACTTTGCAACAGAAGACATTGTTGTAGGTTCTGATACATTCTCAGCAAGTGAATACACAGGCCGTATTGGTGGTTTAATTGCAGGTCTTGACCTTAAAGTATCGCCAACATTCCGTAAGCTTGCAGAAGTTGATGATATTCCTAAGATGACAAAAGCAGAAGCAGACGCAGCAGTAGATGCTGGTAAGCTAATTCTATACCATGACGGCGAAAAAGTTAAAATCGCACGTGGTGTAACATCATTAGTTACAACTACAGAAGATGTAGGTAGTGACTGGAAAAAGATTAAGCTTGTCCGTATCTTAGATAAGACATACACAGACCTTAAAGAAACAATTGAAGACGTATATGTTGGTTCTTACCAAAACAGCTACGTTAACAAACTTCTTTTAATCACAGCAGTAAATGCATACTATGAGCAATTAGAGCTTGAGAATGTATTGGATTCAGGTAAGAACAAATGTGAAATCGACTTAGCTGCACAAAAAGTGTACCTAAAATCAATTGGTGAAGACGCTGATAACATGTCAGACCAAGAAATCAAAGAAGCGAACACAAGAGACCAAGTATTCCTTACATCGACTCAAAGACCGTTAGACGCAATCGAAGATGTAAGCATGACAATTAATCTTTAATTTTAATATACTGGAGGAAAAATAAATGGCAAATTTTGATGCAAATAAGATTATGAGCGGAACATTTGGTTCTGCATGGATGGATGGTGAGAAACTATCTGAGATTTTCGCACTGGAAGCAAAGCTCGAAATTACAAAAGAAGCAGTATCTGTATGTGGTGAAATGGCTGAATTTTCAAAATTCGTAGGCTACAAAGGGACAGGATCTCTAAAAATGCGTAAAATTAACTCGCGTATGGCTTCAAAAATTTCTGATAGCTTAAAGACAGGTGTAAATCCAGCTGTAGAGATTCTTTCAGAACTTGCAGATCCTGCAGCAACAGGCGCAGAACGTGTACTTTTAAAAGGAGTACAATTTGACGATTTAACAATGGCAAACTGGGAAGTTAAAAAGCCAGGCGAAGTCGAAGTACCATTTACTTTCACGGACTGGGAATTCTACGATTTAGTATAGTCAGCAGATCAAATACTAGAAAAAGATATTCGTAAATTAACTTAAATTATGTCAATAACGGTGCTGGTCAATCTAGCACCGTTTTCTATTAAAAATTTTGGAGGAAATATTATGAGCAATGTACTGGATTTACTACTATCGGTTGAGCCTGACAAAGTAATTAAACCATCTAAAAAGGTGGAGCTTAAGAGATTATCGGAGTTGACTGGCGAAGCCGTTATTTTTACTTGTGAAGCATTAACAGCAGGCGAATTTGATGAGATTCAGGAGCGTGCAACATCCGTAGATAAACGAGGCAACCTTAAAAACTTTGATGTAAACGAAATTCAACTTATGACGGTTCTTAAAGGTGTAAAGAATCCAGACCTTAAGTCAAAAGACTTAAGAGAAAAGTTTGGTGTACCAACGCCAAATGAAGTTGTGAGTAAGTTGTTGCTTCCAGGTGAAATTACAAAACTATATAACATTATTTCCGATCTCTCTGGATTCGGTGATGCGGCTATCGAAGAAGTAAAAAACGCATAGAGACGGATGCTACAACAGGGATGATGTACTACATGTTTGTGCATCATCAAATGCGTCCGTCTGAATTCTACACAATTCCTCAAGGGGAACGTACTATTTTAAGAGCGTTTTACGAATACCGAATGAAAGAAATGAGGGCATTATTGAAAAAAGGAGCCACAGGAAATGTATCAATATAAAAAGGTGGTGAACGAATGAGTGAATTAGATAATTTTCTATCTAATATAGTACAGTTAGACGACGAAGTTGATGGTGTTACTGAAACAATTACAACCATGAACGAAGAAATATCAGGAGTTAATGATGTAGTGTCAGGACTTTGTGAAGCGCTTCAAAGTTTACAGTCAACCTTAGAAAATATATCTGCAAGCGAAGATGAAGAAGGAAGTGATTCTGGAGGATCATCGGTATCAGATATGGTTTCAGTTGTACGAGATCAGTGGAATCAAATGGGTGGCATTGTAAAAAGTAATACAAGCAACATAAAGGATGACTTTGGGTTGATAAGTGAAGGTATTAAAGGTAGCTTTGACTCAATAAAAACAAGTCTTGAACCAATGAAGAATCGCGTGAAAGATACATTCAAATCCATGAATAAAAACGCCCAAGACTCTGAAAAAATCGTGTCGAAAAAAATAAGTTTGGCTAAAGGTAGTCTCGACAAAGATGTTGGGAAAATGAACAAATCTATAGGTCAATTTATTCCTAAAGGAATGAAAGGATCACTCAGTAAGGTATCGAAAGGTTTTGGCGGTATTGTTGGTAGCCTCAAAGGAATTGGCAGTGGTATAGCTGGACAGTTTTCTGGCCTAATGAGTGGATTTGGTGGAGCGATTGAGTCATTAGGGGGACCCATTGGCATAATTGCTTCTATTGGAATGAAAGCATTATCTGCAATAGCTTCCAATATTAGTGCTGGATTTAACAGAGCTATGGAGATGGAAGGTGACGAAAGAGATATTGTTAACACTATAAAAGCGAAAAATGGAGAATCAAGTAAGAGCGCTGGTGATGCGTATTTAGATTCCCTACTAGATCGTGCAAGTTCGACTCATTTTAGTACGGATGAAACGGTTAATGCTGGAAAAAAAGCCCTTGACGTATCCGGTGGGGATGCAGATATGGCTAACCAATTAATGAATATAGCCCAAAATGTTTCTGCGAGCAGAGGAATTTCTTTAGAAGATGCTATGGGCATGATATCGGATAAAAGTGATGAGGTTGGCACAGGCGACGAACTTACACAAGCATTTTCTGGTGATACAGATGGCATGGCTAATTATGTCATGACAACAAAAGAGCAACTTGACTCCATGAAAGAAATCTTTGACAATACCTTTACTCAAATAGGGGATGCAATAAATGACTTTATTGGACCGATTCTTATGCCAATAACTCAATGGTTTATGGATAACTCGGGGAAAATCAGTGAATTTGGTGAAACTTTAAGAGGAATGTTCTCAAAAGCTAGTGAATATATGTTTCCTTTTCAACAAGGCTTTCTTGAAGGTTTTGGTAGTTTGGATAATGGAATTGAAAGAGTTAAAGAATCATTTAAACTATTGTGGCCAGTAGTAACAGGTATTATGAAGTCGATTTGGAGTATAGTAGGACCAATACTGTCAGTGTTCGCTAGAGTATTTATGTTTTTGGGAAAAATAGCCGGTAAAGTTGTAGGTACTGCTTTTGTATTGATGTATAACACACTAATGGGAGTATGGGGGAAACTTAAACCATTTTTCGACTGGATTATTGACAAGCTTTCTTGGGTTGGAGGAGTTGCATCTGAACTCGCTAATGGAATTGGCAAGATATTTAATTGGGCAGAAGGAAAAATATTCGGAAATGATAAAACATCAGAAGAACTCGAAAAAGCTAAAGAGAATGTAGCAGCGATGACAGGTGATAAATCAGAACTCAATACTGAATATACAAAAGGCCATGAGAATGTCTCTGAGCAAGTGCCAGGAGTTCCAGTTACGATTGAGGATTTTGTTGATGAAACCTCAGAATCAAATGTAGGTATGTCTGTTGATATGCTAGCTGAAGATTCGGAACTTATGCTTGGTTCTACAGCTGGTATCGACAACGAACTACTACAAGGAATTAAAGATGAGCTAAGTAAAGAAAAAGAAGTCATTATTACTTTCGAAAAACTAGCAAATAAAATAGTAGCATACGACCCATCAGATGTTAGTAATCTTATTGCAGAAATTGAAAATCACCTTAAAGATACAATGACACAGAAAGGGGTTTGGGCATAATGGAATTTAGTTTAAGCTACAACAATTTCGAAGAAACCTTAAGACTCCCTGTGAATCCAAAAGGTTTTAAAATTACGCAAAAGAACAATGTAAAGGCATACAAAATTGTAGAGGTAGGGGATGTTATTCAAATTAACAGTGAATCCCTTGCCTCTTTAACTTTAGACTCTTTCTTCCCCAAAGAATTCGGATCTTATTGCAGCTACAAGGACATTCCAAACCCTTACGAAGCTGTAGAAACCATTGAAAGATGGCGTAAATCAATGAAACCTATTAGACTCATTATTTCGGATACGCCAATAAACATGGCAGTCGCTATCGAATCTTTTAAATATGGCGAAGAAAAAGGAACCAGAAACATCAATTACACTTTAACTTTAAAAGAATATAAATTCTTAAAAGTAAGAGACCTAACAACAGCTTCTTCAAACCAATCTAGGGCAACTGAAAAAGAAGTTGCAACGACGTATACAGTGAAGTCTGGTGATAGTCTTTGGCTAATTGCAAAGCGTTTAAAAGGCGATGGCGCAAACTGGTCAGATATATACAGTGCAAATAAGAGTGTTGTTGGAAATAATCCAAACTTAATCTATCCAGGACAAAAGTTGGTGATTTAATGAATATTAAAATCATTAATTTAATGAAAGATGGAACAGCTAAGAATATAACTGAGCTTGTTAGGTCTTTTACATGGGGTGGTGATAGACGGACAGCTCCAAGAAATATAGATCTTAAAATGCTGAACTCAGACGATTATTTCACGCCTAAGTATATACCGCCACTTGGATCAGAAGTTTATATTTACGATGACGAAACAGAAGTCATTCGAGGATTTGTATTCAAAAATTCAAAAGATCTAAATGGTGGTTTAAGTGTAAAAGCTTATGATGGGGCTATCTACCTTGCTAATAACCAAGCAACAAAAGCCGTTAAAAACATAAGTGCAGAGAATTTAATTAAAGCACTTTGCCTAGAATTTGGTATTGAAATAGGTGAGATTCCTTCGTTACCACTTACATTTGAAAAAAGAGTCTATCGAGAACAATCCGTATATGACATTATCGTTTCAATAATTACAGAAGTCACTAAGAAAACAGGTATTAAATACATGGTTCGTATGATCGAGGGAAAGCTGCATATTGTAAGTTGTAACGAGCGACAGTTTAGCTGGCGAATAGATTCAGATTATAACTTAATGGGCGGTAACTACTCTGAAAGCATTGATCAAATGAAGAACAAAATTATTGTTAAAGGTGAAGATGATGCGTTTTTGACCATGGTGTCTGATACAGAGTTAATTAATTTGTATGGACAACTTCAAAAGATTGAAAAAGTAGATAAAGCTAGTCAATCTGACGTTAATACCATAGCTTCAGAACTGCTTAAAGACCTTGGTAAAGTGTTTCAAGAATCCAGTATTGAGTGCGTTGGTATTCCGGGTTTAAGAGCGGGGGACGAAATTGTACTAAATGAAACATTCTTGGGATTACAAGGTTATTTTTATGTAGATAAAGATTCGCACTCTTACAACGATGGTTTCCATAAAATGAATCTGACCCTAAAATATACGGACGAAGTAGTGGAAAAGGAGGTGGCTAGTGAATGACCGGATCACGCCTACTAGAAATGATGGAAACTTTAGCAGTTAGCAAAATGAGCAAAGGTTTAGAACTAGCCACAATTGTACAGGTTACACCAAGTCTTGTAATTCGTGTAGATAACATGGGAATTGACTTAGACATGGATTTTTTAGTTGTAAGTCAACATTTGCTCAAAGACCAGTGGATTGTTACTTTGAATCACTATGAAGGAGCACAACGTAATTATGCCGGTGAAGTGTTTGTAGATTTATTAGATACAGATAACAATGCAGCTCCTTATTCCAGTTACACTCACGATAATATACTATTAACGCACAAAGAGACTATAAGACCCGGTGATAGAGTGGCTGTTATGCCTTTAGAAGGTGGTAACAAATACTACGTCATCGATAAAGTGGAGGGACAAGTATGATATTTCCTCAAAGCGGAGTAATGACGACTAATCCAGCATCAACAAATTCAAAAACCATTGGTAAAGAGATTGCCTACGACTTTGAAAAAGGTACAGTGCTTATGCAGGATGGCGATGTTTGTTATGTTGAAGATGTCGAAGCTCTTAAAATTTGGATTATGAAAGCAATTTACACAGCACGATATAGATGGCCTATTTACTCATGGAACTATGGTTCTGAGATTGAAGACTTAATTGGAAGAGACTTATCTCAAGGCGTGCTTGAAAGTGAAGTAAAAAGAATGATTGAAGAGGCTATTGAAGATCATTCATGCATTGTAGACGTAAAAGAATTTAGTGTCGAAAAAGAAGGGGACGTACTAAACGTAACCTTAACAGTCGATACAACATTAAACGAAGAAGTGGAGGTGAGCATTGTTGTTTGAGAATATGACTCAGGATATTATTATGGAGCGGATGCTTGAAAGAGTGTCTGACACATTTAATAAAGAAGAAGGCTCCTTTGTATATGATGCATTGGCTCCTTTAGCAATTGAACTGGCAGAAGCTTATATTCAATTGGACCAAGTATTGAACTTAGGTTTTGCAGAAACATCCTATGGCGACTACATGGACAAACGTGCATCTGAATTTGGATTAACACGAAAAAGTGCGACCAGTGCAAGTACAATTGTAACAGTCACAGGTACTGTCACGAAGGTTGTAGATACAGGAACAATATTCGCAACAGAAAGTGGTATTCAGTTCATAACTACCGAAACAGTGACAATACCAGATAGCGGTAACGTAAATATTCCAGTAGAAGCTGTAAATGCAGGAGCATTAGGAAATGTACCATCTGGAACCATCATAACAATTCCTTATTCTATTGATGGAGTTACAAGTGTTACCAATGTTTCTGCTGCCAGTGGTGGAGCGGATATTGAATCTGACGATCTATTATTATCAAGGCTTTTATCAAAAGTAAGAACACCCATTACCAGTGGTAACGCATACCATTATTTAAATTGGGCCTTAGAAGTTGAAGGCGTTGGTGATGCAAAGGTATATCCTACATGGAACGGTGTTGGAACAGTTAAGCTTGTATTACTAGGGCAAGACAAAACGCCTGTAACGGCTGATGTTGCTACGGAGGTTTACGACTATATAGAAACCGTACGACCAATAGGTGTAACAGTAACGGCTATTCCAGCAGTCGAAGAAGTCGTAAATGTTGCATGTGTTGTAACTTTAGAAGATGGCTATACAGAAGCAGATGTAAATGGGCTGATCACTCAGCAAATTACAGATTACTTTAAAGAAATCGCCTTTATTGAGGATCAGGTTAGTCGTGCACAAATTGGAAGTATGATCCTAGCAGTTGATGGTGTTAAAGATTACACAACATTAACTTTAAATGGAGTTGCAGAAAATGTAAGTCTAATTGACGATGTAGATGATGGAGATGACCAAACCGTTGAAGTGGTAGGTCGTGTGCCTTCCATTGGGACGGTGACGTTATCATGACGCGTTATGAACACATTGTAAACTATGTTCCTGATTTTTTAAGGGACCTAGAACCCATTAAAACAATCCACGGGAACGAAGGTGATGAAAGTCAGCTGTATTTTGAAAGTATAAGCGATGTAATTGATCAGCTTTTTGTAGAGACAGCGACATGGGGATTGGATGCATGGGAAAGCTTTTTAAACATTGAAACCATACCAGATAAAGCAGATGAATACAGAAGGAGCGTAATACTCTCAAAAATTCAAGGGGTAGGGACAGTAACAAGTGATTTTGTAAAAAGTGTATCTTTAGCCTTTGAAAACGGTGAGGTCGAAGTTGTCGAAAAAGGTAATTTCGAAGTCGAAATTGTATTTACAGGTATTAAAGGAGTTCCGCCAAACTATGACGACTACATTAGTATGTTGGAAGATATTAAACCAGCCCATTTAAAACTTACCTTTACCATTACCTTCTTAACGTGGGATGAATACGAATCCTACAATTACACATGGGACCAATGGGATGCCCTAAATATAACATGGGATGAGCTCGAAACATACCAAGGTTAAAAGAGGTGAAGGTATGAATGAAAACTGTAAGGAATGTTTTTATATGGATAACATTAATGACAAAGTAGCAAATGTAGAAGAAGCAGTAAAGGACTTTGAAGTACGTATTACAAAACTCGAACGTAAAACCGACGTTGAAAAAGAGCGAACTGATATGATCTTTAGAATTCTAAACGAAATTAAAGGCAGTATCGAGAAGATCGCAAATAAAATTGATGAAGTTGAAAATCGTCCTAACAAGTTACTATGGGGAGCACTCGGCACACTGCTGGGTGCTCTTTTAGTTGCAGGACTTAAAGCGATTTAACCTGGTAAGCTCATAAAAATCTATATGAAACTTAAAGTTAGTTATATGAGCTAATCGTATTTGGAAGGGGGAGGAAGACATGAAAATTATTATCGATCCTGGTCATGGCGGACGTGACTGGGGTGGTGGAGGTAATACTTACTGGCGAGAAAAAGACATGAACCTAAGAATATCTAAATACCAACAGCAACTTTTTAAAAAAGCAGGTATTGAGTGTGTCCTTACAAGAGATGGAGACACGTATATGTCGCCAGACGAGCGAACAGAAAAAGTCAGAGAATCGGGAGCAGATGTTTGTTTATCAAACCACATTAACTTGAGTGGTTATGGTACAGCTGAAGGAGCAGAAACCATCTACTCCATTCATTCAGAAGGCATCTTAGCAAAACGTATTCTCGATTACCTAGGTAAAGCAGGCCAAAAGAT